CACGATATAGAAGATGAAAACAATGAATACATCATGGAAACTAATTTAAGTTGCCCAAAATGCAAATCAGAAGTAATAGTATATTTACCAAAGGAGAAAAAATGCAAGGTATTAACCAAGATATAAAAGATGACCTAGAAAGAGAGCAATATCCAATTATATGGAATATGAGAGCCATGGGTAAAACTTATGAAGACATAGCTTATGAGTTTGACCTAAGCAAACAAAGAATACACCAAATATTAAGATATATGCAAATTGGTGATGGTGATTATTATAAAGGTAGAAAAGAAGCAAGACTTAAAAAACAAACATTAAGTTATGAAGATTTTAAAACTTGGCTAACTGCAGAAAAGAAAGTAAAAGTATCAGCCAATAATAAAAAGTTTTCTACTTATGCCTAAAGAAACAACCTTATATCAATCACTTAGGAAGAATATTCCACAAGTACATTGGCAAAGGATAGAGTCACCAATGACGCAAGGAACACCCGATGTAAATGGTTGTATCCAATCAAAAGAATTTTGGTTAGAATTAAAGATAGCTAGAGGTAATAAAATAAAATTTTCTAACTTCCAATGTAACTGGGCTCAAAAACGTATTACATCAGGAGGTAAAGTTTTTGCATTAATCCAACATAATAAAAATAAATGGATACGTTTATACCATGGTTTCCAATTTAAAGGTTTACAAGAACAAGGGCTATCATCAATCCAATGTATATTAGAAATAGAACCTATATACAAAGAAGAAGATTGGAATTTATTATTAAAAAATATATTAAGTTAAATCGTATATCGCTTTACTTTGATAAAAAAATTATTTTTAATATACCCTAGCCCGCCACTCCAAAGCTGTGTTTGTGTCGGATGGCGTAATCGAGGTAGATGTGTGTGACGCTTGGCGGTTTAAGAGAGGTTTTATTAGTTTAATTTCCCTGTCTTTGTAATTATTTTCATAGATGTAATGAAACATAAAACATTATTAATGTATTATGATGGGCTAATCTACCACCGACACTTTTAATTTAAAAAGATTTAAATTTAACTCGTAAATCGCTTTACTGTCATATAATTGTTTTTTAAAGTATCCGTAGTTAGTTAAGGGCTTAACTGACGTAAACGACATAAAGAAAGGAGAATATTATGTCACATGAAGTAGAAACGATGGCTTATGCCGGAGAAGTGCCTTGGCACGGACTCGGAGTAGCTGTCGATGCAAACTTGTCGCCTTATGATATGATGAAGGCTGCAGGATTAGATTGGACGGTCTCAAAACGTCCGGGATATACTTTATCAGAACCTGACTGGTCAGATGATGTTGAAGTTATCCAAACCCCTAGCACTTATTTCGTTGTCAGAGATACTGATAATGAAATATTATCACACTGTGGAACTAGTTATATACCAGTGCAGAATGAAAAAATCTTCGAGTTTTTCGAAAGGTTTACTAAAGCAGGTAATATGACAATGGAAACCGCAGGTTCTTTAAAAAATGGTTCAGAAATATGGGGCTTAGCAAAAGTCAAATATGATTTTGAACTTCCCGGAGGGGATGAGATAAAAGGTTATTTATTAATTAACCAACCTCATAAAGTAGGTAAGTCGTTATCAATACGATGCACACCTATCAGAGTGGTTTGTAATAATACTTTAACTCTTGCCTTAGAAGGCGGTGGTAATGCTTTTAGAATGCCACACGTTAGAGACTTTAATCTTGATGTTATGCAAGAAGCTGAAGAAGCATTAGGTTTAACTGTTGCTACTTTAAAAGGTTTTAAAGAACAAGCTGAGTTCTTGGCTAAGAAAAAAGCTAATAAATCATTATTACAAGAGTTTGTTACCAGAGTGTATCAACCAACTGTATATGATGAATTACTAGCCTTTAGAACTGCCAAAGCTGCTGGTAAAGCTGTAGGTGAAGAACCTTTAATTATTGAACAGCTAAATAAAACAGCGACTTCTGTTATAGAAGCTGTAGATACACAGCCCGGAGCAAACATGAAGTCTGCTGCAGGAACTTGGTGGGGAGCTTTAAATGCTGTAACTTTTGTGGAGGACCACATGAAGTATGAACATGAAGCAGGTAATACTTTACATAGTGCATGGTTTGGTGCGGGGGCTAATAGAAAGTCTAAAGCATTAAACTTAGCATTAGAGTATGCGAATGTTGCCTAGTAGCGGTAGTGATACCTTTAGCATGAGCGGTAGTTTTGCTACCGCTCTGTGGGTGGCTTTGTATGAACAAGGTTTAAAAGACTTATATACTGAGTTAGCTATACTTATGATCAATGCTGG